AAAAGTATTGATTTTTAAAGCAATCGTGAATTACCTTGAATTTGTAGATAGATGTTAATGATTAGCCTAAATCCTGTATGGTTTCCCTTCGTGTACATAAAATTTAGGCAAAATCTGGCAGAAATGCCATGTAATATCTTAATGATTGCCGTGAAAAGATGGGGTTGTCCTCCAACAACCAACCCCATGCCAACAGAAACAAAGTTGCTGAATTTTAAACAGTTTTCTAAAATGCCTATTTTTCGATATAGTTGTTAATGATTGCCTAGAATCCATCCAATATCCCGTTTACTGCTAGGCAATCCCTGCAAATCCTGCTACAATTCAAAACATCTTTGCATCTCCGCTATTTCAAAAACATAATGTCAGATGCACCAAATTTCTATTTGCTTTTTACTACCCAATTTGTATAATATAGAAACGTCGTATTTCTAGTCCTTGCTAAATGAAGATATATAAAGCCTTCAAGTTTGAACTGATGCCTAACGGTGAACAAGTCCGCAAAATGAAACAGTTTTGCGGCTGTTCTCGTTTTGTCTTTAATCGTGCTTTGGCTTGGCAAAATGAGCGATATGACGCTGATAATAGTGTTAAGTTCAGCTACTATAAACTCACAAGTTTATTGCCTGAATGGAAACGCGAATTGCCTTGGCTAAAAGATTGCAACGCTCAGGTTTTACAGCAGTCATTGAAAGATTTGGAGAGTGTGTTCAAAAACTTCTTTACCAAACGTTTAGATTTCCCTAAGTTCAAGAAAAAAGGAGAAAAAGACAGCTTCCGCTTCCCTCAAGGCTGTAAACTAGAACAACACAATAATCGCATCTATTTACCGAAAATCGGTTGGGTTAGATACCGTAACAGTCGTGATGTAGTTGGTCAAATTAAAAATGTAACCGTTAGTCAAAAATGCGGTAAATGGTATGTCTCTGTTCAAACAGAGATTGAGATGGAAACTCCAACCCCAACAGGCGGTGAAATCGGTATTGACATGGGTATTGTACGGTTTGCTACTTTGTCTAATGGTGAATATTTTGAGCCGTTGAATGCTTTTAAAACCTACAAAGGCAAATTGGCGAAGTTGCAACGTCAACTGAAAAATAAGGTTAAAGGCAGTCATAACTGGCTGAAATTAAAAGCTAAGATTGCCAGATTGCATCATAAAATCAGTAATACTAGAAAAGACTACTTACACAAAATCAGCAACAAGATAAGCAAAAACCACGCTATTGTTTACGTTGAGGATTTAAAAGTAGCCAATATGTCTAAGTCATCCAAGGGGACGGTTGAAGAACCCGGTAAAAACGTCAAACAAAAATCAGGTTTGAACAGAGCCATACTAGACCAAGCTTGGTTTGAGTTTAGGAGACAACTAGAGTACAAGCTGTCGTGGAATGGTGGTTTCTTAGTAGCAGTTCCACCACAGAATACCAGTCGAACTTGTCCTTGTTGCGGTTATACCGCTAAGGAAAACAGACAAACCCAATCTGATTTTGAATGCATTGAATGCGGCTATCGTAACAATGCGGATTTGGTAGGCGCAATTAATATCTTAAACCGTGGGCAGGCTATTCTAGCCATCTAAAGATTAATCAGGGTAGGGCATACCCGCAGAGCTTGTGAAGTGAACCTCGATAGAGGTCAGCAGCAAGAACCCGCTGAGAGTAGACCATGGAAACATGGGTTACTGGTAGGAATCTCCAACCTTTAGGATGGGGAGGATGCCACAATCGCCCTACTTTTTACATATCTTCTAAGGAGCTTTTTCATTATGGCCAAGATTGCCATTATTACCGACACCCATTTTGGGGCATCCAAATCCGACGAATGGCTTTTGCAAAAGCAGATGGATTTCATCCAAGGCACATTCTTTCCTTCCCTAGTAGAACATCATATCTTCGACGTTATCCATATGGGCGACGTCTTCGATAACCGCCAAAACCTGAACACCAAGATGCTGGATACCGTTTACAGCGGCTTCTTTGCGCCCCTGCGCGACAGCGGGGTAAATCTTCGCGTATTGCTTGGCAACCATGACATCTACTACAAGAATACCAACCGTTATCACAGCCTGTTCCCGCTGCCGGATATATTTGACAATGTTACCCTGCTTGACTGTTTTGATGATTACATGATTGCAGGCGAACCGTTTGCAGCCTTCCCATGGATTAACAATGATAATCTTGAACAGGCTTTGCATCATGCCAAGACATCCCATGCCCGCTTTGCTGTAGGGCATACCAACATTATCGGCTTTGAGATGCAGCGCGGTAGATTGGCCGATTACGGCCTGACTGCCGAAACCTTTAAGCGATTCAACTTGTTCTTGACAGGCCACTTCCACCTGAGAAGCCGCAAGGGCAATATCGTTTATACAGGCAACCCCTATTACCTGACATGGGCTGATTACAATACTGAGAAAGGCTTTGCCATCTTGGATACAGAAACAGGCGAGCTATCCTATATCGCCAATCCCGACGACCCCTATGCCCGCCTACAGTACGAATCCATAGACCACTCAACATTCGACCCCGCTGCCTATCAAGGCAAGATAGTCGAGTTACAGGTAAAAGACTTTGCCGTATCTGACCACGCCGAGTTCCGCGTATTGGTAGACGAACTGCAAAAGGCCTGCTACAAGTTCAATGTGGTCGTTCAATCAAACATTGAAACAGTATCGGATTTATCCGAAGCCGTTAAGCTTGACAGTAATGGCGGGATTAGCGCAAAAGACACAATCTTGGCCTGTATCGACGGTATCGAAGTTCAAGGCATGGATAAATCCCGCATCAAGGCCATTTTGGGCAAGCTGTACGAAGGGGCACAGGCATGAACAACCACATCACATTTAAAAAACTGACCTATCGCAATATCTTGTCAGTCGGCGCAATGCCGATTTCCCTAGATTTGACCAAAAGCCCGACCACTGCCATCCTTGGGGCAAACGGCCAAGGCAAATCCGTGTTCTTGGAAGCGCTGGCCTTTGTACTGTATGGCAAACCCTACAGGGATGTGACCAAGGGCAAACTGGTCAATAACAAAAACAACAAAGACCTCCACGTCGAGGTCGAGTTTGAAATCGGGCAATCTACTATCATTGTTCAGCGCGGTATCAAGCCGGATGTGTTTAATATCCTGATTGACGGCAAACTGGTCGACCAAAATGCCAGCGCCAAGGATTATCAGGCCTACCTTGAGTCAAACCTGCTGCGCATGGATTTTGATACCTTCAAGCAGCTAGTGCTTATCGGTAAAACTTCCTATGTTCCCTTCATGCGCTTAAATGCACCCAAGCGCCGGGCATTTGTTGAATCTGTGTTATCGCTGGATGTGTTTGCCAAGATGACAGCACTTCATAAAACACAGAGCGCCGAGACCCTGAAGCTGGCCAATGATGCCAATGCCGATTTGCAATACTTGCAAGGACAAGCATCAGCGACAAAGACCATGATTGCGCGTATCGTTGAAGAAGCGGCCAAGGCTGCCCAAGACCGCAGCGAAGAGTACAAGGCTGACATGCAGCGCCTGATTGCTAGGGTTGAAGAACAGAAAGCGGCTATCCAAGATTTAACCGCCAAGCGGGCAGCGATTAACCTCGAATCAGTCAAGGCCATGCGCGAATCTGCAGACAAGGAAAAGTCTGCCAGTAGTCAAGAAATCGGCAAGCTACAAATCCGCAAGGCAGATGTTGATACCCGCCGGGCATTTATCCGCGATAATAACACCTGCCCTACCTGCAGCCAGCAAATCGATAGGGGCTTCAAAGAAAACTACCTGATGGAACTGGATACCCAAGCAGAGAACTTTGAAGATACCCTGCAGCGGCGATACAAGGAATATGACCGACTGCAGGCCGAGCTCAAAGAGAAAGACGAGCTTATCCAGCAGGCTGCCAAGATGGACGACCTTTTGCGCAGCCTGAAGCAATCCAACCAATCCCTGTTGCAAAATATGGCTGATATTGCTGCCAAGCTTAACGCCCCGACAACCGCCACGGCAGATACTGCCAAAGACGAAGCCAAACTGAAAGAGCTTGAGCAGGAAGTCGCCACTAAGCGCGAAGAACTGAATGCCCTGCAGGCAGAGGTTGAATATAACAACATGGTGGCCAAGCTGCTCAAGGATAGCGGTATCAAGGCCGTGATTATTGAACAGTTTATTCCCACCATCAATAATACGATTAACCTTTATCTGCAGAAATTGGGTTTGTTTGCCACCTTCAGCATCAACAACCAGTTTGAAGAAGAAATTAAGATGCGCGGCTTCGAGCCGATGCAGTATAATCAACTATCCGAAGGCGAAAAACTGCGCTTCGATATGGCCGTTATGCTGGCTTGGCGGGATATGGCAAGGCTGAAATCTAATATGTCTTGCAACCTGCTTATCATGGACGAGGTATTTGACAGCAGCCTTGACCAAGAAGGCGTCACCGCTTTTGCAGACCTGTTAAAATTACTTGGAGGGCTGAATGTGTTTGTGATTACGCATACCCCCGAAAAACTGGCCGACAGTTTCCGTTCCTTTATCCGTTTTCAGCGGGTAGAGGGCTTTACCACCCTAGCCCCTGTTAGCGGCTTGTAATCTTGTACTTGGAGTTTATCCTTATGAAAATCTCACAGAAAACCCTCGAAATCCTGAAGAACTTTTCCGGCATCAATAACAGCATCTTCATCAAGAAGGGCAGCCGCTTGGCGGTTAAATCATTTGGCAATACCATCGTCGGCCTGACCCCGATTGAAGATGAGTTCCCGGTAGATTTTGCCGTGATTGATATGTCGGAGTTCCTGAACGTAGTATCTTCATTCGACGACCCCGAGTTCGAATTTGAAGAACGCTGCGTGAAAATTAGCGGGG